GGGCAGAAAAGATCAGAAGAAACAAAACAACTTATGAGTTTAGCAAAGAAAGGAAGGGCTCCAAAAAAGTCTAATTATGCTTGCTCTGAAGAAGCCAAGAAAAAAATATCAATAGCTAATAAAAATAGAATTAAACCTGATAGTTATAAATTAGCATGTTTAAACACTAGAGAAAAGAATTTATTAGAAAATCATGGTGGTATATTACAAATTAACCCAGTAGATAATTCTGTAATAAGAGAATGGACAACTACCATAAAAAACATAGCTTCTACTTTAAATTATGATGATAGTCATATAGGAAAGTGTATTCGTGGAACTAAGAAGTTAGCATACGGATTTGTTTGGAAATATAAATACTAAGACATGTCTAATGAATTTATCGTAAAGAACGGACTTATAGTAGGGGGTAATGTGGTTACCTCGGGAACTATTACTATTAATGGAGCTCTTGCAGCTACACAATCTTGGGTTACATCTCAAGCTTATCTAACCTCTTCTAGTTTAACTAGTTATGCTACACAGACATATGTCAACAATGCTGTTGCTGCTTTAGTAGACTCTGCTCCTGGTGCATTAGATACTCTTAGAGAACTAGCAACAGCTTTAGGCAATGATGCCAGCTTCTCAACAACTGTTACAAACAGTATAGCCGCTAAGCTTCCACTAGCAGGGGGTACTCTTACGGGAGCATTATTAATGGGCAATGGGGTTGCTGCTGCTGCAAACTCCCAACCAACTGCTTTATCTTATGGATTGCTTCAAGCTTATGGAACTTTTACTCTAGCTGCTGACACAGATGGTTCTCAATCTGAATTTGCTATTATTACAGCTGGATATGGTGTAGCTAGTGCAACAGCTGCTAATGGATTAGCAATTGGTTTTAATACACTAACTTGGAAGAACAATACAGTTTGGCATGCTGGTAACTTAACTAACTTAAATCAATTAACAAACGGACCAGGTTATCTTACTTCTTACACAGAAACTGATACACTTGCAAGTGTAACAGGTAGAGGAGCAACTACCTCTACTAATATTTCTGTTAATAGTGTAAATATAGGAACTGATGCAACTTATGGTGGAGCGTATCGTTCAGTATCTTTTGGATATAACGGTGATGGTTCTAATAGAATATTAGCTGCTAATAATACTACTGATGGCATGTATTTTATGGCAGCTACAGGCCAAGGATTTAATTTTAGACCCAATGGTGGTACTGCTAACTTAGTAGTTATTAACTCTTCAGGTAATGTAGGTATTGGTACTACTGCACCATCAACAAAATTAAATATTTATAGTGACACTACTGCTGATGGAATACTTTTAGATATTTTAAGCAGACCAAGAATAACTCTTAGAGACAGAGGAAATTCAGATACTATAATAGGTACTGGAGATTATGGCTTAGATGATTTCTTTATTGATACTTACTCAGGTAATGCTTTAGCAATTAAAGGTTCTACTCGTAATGTTGGTATAGGCACATCTAGTCCAAATGAAAAACTTCACGTGGCAGGTAATATCAATGCCTATGTAAATGGGGGAATAGATGCTGGTTTGTTTGCAAGTACATCAGCTGGATCAACAACTATTGCTCTTAGATCTAACGGAATAACTCATTTTAATGGAGGTAGTGTAGGCATTGGAACTTTTAGTCCAACTGATAGTCTTTCAGTTCAAGGAAATACAAATCTTGGTAATTCTTATGGCAGTACGACTTCATCAACATACACTACTAGAGTAAGTGGTTATGCGATGAGATATGATTCATCTAATCGTTATGGTAACTATGGAGTATTAATCTTAAATGCAGACAGTGGATGGACAAGTTCAGCTAGAAGATTTATGCTTACTAGCGGTCTAAATGTTAATAAGTTTGCAATTATTAGATCTGTAGACTCGACTACAGATCCTTCATTTGGGGATGGTGGTGCTATTTCTTCTGGTACAGCTGATTTTGTTATTGATAGTGCAGGTAATGTCGGCATTGGGACTACCAGTCCTGGATACAAACTAGACATAAATGGGAACTCCAGAACAACTGGTATTCATTATGTTGACACTTATTTAGTTACTCCTTATATCTACGGTGGAGGCCCAATAACAATGGGTAATGATGTAACTATAACTTCTGCTACTGCTTGGAATGCTTCTGCTGCAAGGCTTAATGTAGGAGGAACTGGTGATGGTAGAATTCAGGTAAGACATATTTACGGTAAATCTGCTGAAAGTGCTGCTGCAGATCACCTCTGGTTACAATATCAAAATACTGGCAATCATGTACAAATAGGAGCAGGTAGTGAAGGTAATAATCTTTATGTATCTGGTAATATCTACATGAATGGATATTTTGGTGGTAACCTTGTTGCTACACAATCTTGGGTTAACTCACAAGGATTTTTAACTTCGGTTTCAGATATATGGGTTAATACTACAGGTGATACCATGACTGGTAGTTTGTCATTTTCTGAAGCTTCTGTAATTAAAAAACGTTTTACTGCTAGTACAAGTAATCCCGTAAAAACAGCATCTGGAGTATTAGCTTCTCGTTCAGATAATAGTGGAGGGTCTACTTACTATATTATTGAGACTAATGTTCCACAGGATGATTATCAGATGGGAGGTTTTACTATTGAAATTTTTGGTAATTATAGTTCTACAAACCATAAAACTAAAATTGATTTAGGAGGTTACTGGAATCCAGAACCTAATGGAGGTTTTATTGGTTTTGAAGCTCATGGTTCTAATCCTCAGTACAAGCCTACTATTGAAGTAGCAAGAAATAGTTCAGGAAAAACAGTATTTATTATCTATGGGGGTTCTTGGAACTACCCTGTAATTGTTGCTAGAGATCTTTGGCTTGGTTATAGTGGAAGTGATGGAGGAACATACGGAGAAGGTTGGTCTATTATTGGTACAAGTGATATTTCTTCTTATGTTAATAGGGATACTGTAGTATGGAGAAACGCTTATTCAGACTCTAATCCTGCTGGTTATATTACAGGTTATACTGAGACCGATACCTTACAGAGTGTAACTTCTAGAGGTGCAAGTACAAATACTGGTCTCTATATTAATAATAATAATCCAACATTGTATCTTCAAGATACTGATCATAGATCCGCTATGATTCATGTTAACAGTGATTATTTTTATATTTTAAATGGTTCTGGAACTAATAGCACTGGTTGGGCACAACAAGCAAACTCTCGTTGGTTATTTATGGGTAACCTTAATAACAACGATATTACTTTTGGAGGTAGTGGTGACTTTGCTGGTACTGTTACTGCTTCTGGAGGTAACTCTTCAAATTGGAACACTGCATACGGATGGGGTAATCATGCCTCTGCGGGTTATCTTACAAGTGTAACTGCGCATACTCAAGCTTGGTCTACTATTACAAGTACACCTACAACCATATCTGGTTATGGTATAACAAATGCTTATACAGACGCACAGATTCAAAACTTCTTTAATGGAGCTAATGCAATTAGTGGTTATAATAAGTCTAACTGGGATACAGCTTACTCATGGGGAAATCATGCTTCTTATAGTTACGCTACTACATCTTATGTAACAACCCAAATCAACAACTTAATTGCAGGAGCACCTGGTGCTTTAGATACACTTGATGAATTGGCTGCTGCTTTAGGAGATGATTCAAACTTTGCTACTACAGTAACTAATAGTATTGCTACTAAGCTTCCTCTTGCTGGAGGCACAATGAGTGGAACTATATTATTTGTAAATGATGTAGGTACAGCATTACAAGGAACAGTAGGAATTAACGATTTTTGGAGAATATATGCAAACAGTACTACTACTAATGCTGGGTATCTTGAAATTGCAACTTCTGATGATGGTACTGAACCTATTTATGTAAGACAATACACAGGAGTGTTTAGTAATTTAACTAGAACTGCTACACTATTAGATGGAGCAGGTAACACTTCTTTTCCTGGAAACTTAAATATAGGTGGATTCCTTACAGAATCATCTTCACTTAAACTAAAAGAAAATATAGAAATAAGCGAGGGAAATTTAGAAAAGGTAGTAAATTTGAGACCAGTCACTTACAATAAGATTGGGTCTCAGACTACAGAACTAGGTCTTATTGCAGAAGAAGTTGCTGAGGTGTACCCAGAATTTGTACAATATGATGAGAACGGAGAACCTGTAGGGGTCAACTACTCTCGCTTAACTGCTGCTCTTATAGGTGCAGTAAAAGAATTAACTAATCAAGTCCAAGAATTAAACAAAAAGATAAATGGCTAATTTATTATCCAATACCACAATAGGCGGTTACCAGTCTATACACACAGGTAACATCGGGAGTTATGCTTTAACAAGTGTACCTGCAAACGTTATAACAACCTCTGGAGGACAAACAATAGGTGGAACGACCTACTTCTCTGGAGGTGAGTCCCTTAATGTATATGGTATTCGTGGACGATTCACAAATGAATATATGCACCTTTACCATAAAGTAGGTATAGGTCATCCAGGTGGATGGGGACAAGGCGAGGGAAATACTCCAGGGTATGGTCTTTCGACTTATGGAGGTGCTAATTTTGCCTACGGTAATAATGCAGATTCTACTTTTAACGGTATAGTTTATTCTACTGCTAGTTTTAGAGCACCAATTTATTATGATTCTCAGAATACAAACTACTACGGAGACTTTGCAGGTACAAGTAACTTAAACGTTCTTTATACAAATTACCTGTACATTGATGGTACGAATTTAACTGGGACTCAGACTCAATTACTTAAGAATACTTTAGATGTTACAACACTTCCTTACAAGGTTGATATTACAGTTAACGGAAATGCAAATACTTTTTATGCTGTACAATTCTGGGGAGGCGACCAAGATGTTTGGAGAAGAATTATAATTAAGCGTGGTTATGGAGAAACAGCTCCTTGGGATCCAATTGGAACTGGGGTACACCACGGAGGTCTTCTCTTAGATTGGGAAGGTAACTTTGGTGGTTGGGGAGGAGCAGAATATGCTGATCGTATTAGGGTATTTAATGAATCCTATACAAATGTGTGTGCTGATATGTTTATATACAGTCACTCTATGGGTTATATTTTTATGCTTAGAGGTGGTGGAGCTGTTTATCACTTATTTTCAGATCAACCTATCAACGGTTTCTATCAAAGTGGTGCACCTGATATTTTATATAGTGCAAGTACATTATCTTATGATGATGCTTGGTCAGGTACAAATCAATATGATGTTTATGCACCTACGCCTTTAACTCTTGGTCAGGTTAACTCTTCTAGAATTGATGGTCTCAGAACTAAAAAGCAATCTCTACTTGACGGCAGATACCTAAGACAAGGTATAGACATTAGCGGTATTGGCAACATAACTACTACAAATAGTTACGCAACAAACTTCTTTGCTTCAAATGCTTTCTATCTTAATGGAGCATCATATTACTTAAACTCAAATAACGGAGGTATTTATACCAACGCTAGATTTGAGACTGCTGGACAATTGCACGTAGGTGGAAACGCATATTTAGCTGGAACATATATTAGTGGAAATACAACATGGTTTAATGGACAAGGTTCTCAAATCGCTTTAGAAAATATTGGTAGTTTGGCAAGATTTGCATTTAATAAACTTGATTTCTATGATTGGCAGCATGGTATTCAAATGGAAATTGATGGTAATAATGTTTATGTCAATAACTATTTGCAAGCAGGCAACTCATTACGTGCACCAATTTTTTACGATTCAAATGATACAACTTACTATTTAGATCCAAATGCTAGTACCTCATTAAAAATAGCAGGAGGAATTGAAACAACAAGATCTAGCGGTACAATGTTCTCTCACGGAGCAATGGCTGACGCTTTTGGGTGGAATGGAGATTATGGTACTTATATTGGATCTAATGTTGGTGGAACTTCTTACTTGTATGCTAACGGAACATTCTATACAGGTGGTAGCTTTAGAACTTTAATTCACAGCGGAAATATTGGGTCTCAGAACGTAT